GTTAAGGTCTTTTTGCTCTAGTAAATTATTTAAATGAGTTTCTTCTTTTTGTATAATATCTTTTACGTCTTTTTTTTCTGTCATATCTTTATCCTTTATAGTTGTCTCTTATATATATTATCTAAAATATATTACAAGTCTTATGAGTCAGTAAATATAATTGCTTGTGGACCTGCAGACCATTCTTCGGTTGCACCTGTTTCAGGTGGAATATTTCCAGCAAAAGCTAAAGCAGATGTATTAGAAGCTCCAGCTCCACTTAGTCGTGTTCTTGCTACATTTAAATCTGCTGTTTCAGTCCAATTAGTTCCATTCCATTGTTCAGTTGCACCTGTGTTTGGTGGTTCTCCTCCAAAAGCTAAAGCAGATGTTTGAGTACCAGCCCCTGCTAATAGTCGTCTTGAAGTAGTTAAATTATTTACATTTGTCCAGTTAGTTCCATTCCAAGATTCTGTTGCCTCACCACTAGGTGGACCACCAGGATTTCCACCAAAAGCTAAAGCAGATGTATTAGAAGCTCCTGCCCCTGCTAAATAAAATCTATCAGTATTTAAATCATTACCCTCAGTCCAGTTAGTCCCATTCCAACTTTCTGTAGATTGAGGACTACCACCAAAAGCTAAAGCTGAAGTTGAGGTACCTGCTCCTGCTAAATAAGCTCTACCATCAGTTAAATCATTTACTTCAGTCCAGTTAGTTCCATTCCATAATTCAGTTTGTTGTTTCGGATTAGCAGTACCACCAAAAGCTAAAGCAGATGTATTAGAAGCTCCAGCCCCTCCAAGAGATTGTCTAGCAGTGTTTAAATCATTAACTTCAGTCCAGTTAGTTCCATTATAAGATTCTGTTTTACCTGTAGTTGGTGGTTGTCCACCAAAAGCTAAAGCTGCTGTTTGAATGCCTGCTCCTCCTACAAACTGTCTTGGAGTGTTTAAACTTCCACCCGTAGCCCATGATCCAGGATTAACATAAAATCCTTTTACAACATTAGATGTCGTATTATACCACACTTGCCCAAGAACTGGGTTTGATGGATCTGAAGCTACTGCTTCGATATTTGTTCCTCTAATTTCTTTGTATGTTGTCATAATTTTAACTTGTGCTTATTGTTTTAGTTATTGATCCTGAAATAAATTCTTCTGTTGCTGTTGTTCTAGGTGCACCGTCCGCATCTCCTCCAAAAGATAAAGCTGAAGTATTAGATGCTCCTGCCGAACCTGCATTTTGTGTACTAGCAATCATATCAACAACTTCAGCCCAATTAGTTCCATTCCAAGACTCTGTTTTACCTGAAGGGTTTGGGTTTCCACCAAAAGCTAAAGCCGATGTTGAAGTACCATCTCCTCCTAGTCTTTCTCTTCCTTCATTTAAATTATTTACATTTGTCCAGTTTGTTCCATTCCATAATTCTGTTTGTTTTTTTGGAGATGTACTTCCACCAAAAGCTAAAGCAGCTGTGTTAGTAGCACCTGCTCCTTTTAAAAAACTTCTGCCAGTGTTCAAATCATTAACTTCAGTCCAGTTAGTTCCATTCCAAGATTCTGTTTCTGCTCCTGGAGGACCACCAAAAGCTAAAGCTGCTGTATTAGTTCCAGCACTTCCAAAAGCTTGTCTTGCAGTATTCATATCATTAACTTCAGTCCAATTTGTTCCATTCCAATTTTCTGTTTGACCTGAAGGTGCGGGGTCACCACCAAAAATTAAACCTGCTGTTGTTGAACCTGCTCCACCCGCTCCTTTTCTTTTTTGGTTTGCATCGTTAACTTCAGTCCAATTAGATCCACTATATATTTCAGTAAGAGTTTGTGCTGTTCCACCTGAATTTTCACCACCAAAAGCTAAAGCAGCTGATGCAATTCCAAATCCAGTTAATTGTTGTCTACCTGTATTCATAGCTCCACCTGTTACCCAACTTGCTCCTCCTACACCTGTGTTCCATTCTTCTGTTTGTGCTGTTACAGCTGTGGATTCACCACCAATACTTAAAGCTGCCTGGTTACTTCCAACTCCTGCCATTTGTTTGCAGGCGTCGTTTAAACCTGCTGTTGTTGACCAATTAGTTCCATTCCAATTTTGTACTGCACTTGATCTATCTCCTGTTGGACCTTCTTCTCCACCAAAAGCCAAAGCTGCTGTATTAGATGTTCCTGTTCCACTCCCTGCTGATATAGGTGGTCCATTTAAATCATTTACTTCAGTCCAATTAGTTCCATTCCATAATTCAGTAACTATTGAACCACCACCACCAAAAGCTAATGCTGATGTATTAATTCCAGCTTTTCCAAAATCAGCTCTTGCAGTATTCATATCATTTACTTCAGTCCAATTTGTTCCATTCCAATTTTCTGTCTTACCTGTGTTTGGTGGTGTCTCTCCACCGAAAGCCAAAGCCGCTGTATTTGTTGCTCCAACTCCTCCTAGGCTACTTCTTGCCGTAGTTAAAGTATTTACTTCAGTCCAGTTAGTTCCATTCCAAGATTCTGTTTTATTTACTCGACCTGTTCCTGGAATATACCCACCAAAGCCTAAAGCTGCTGTGTTAGTTCCAGCACCTGCATTTGCAAAAACAGTTACACTTAAATTGTTAACTTCAGTCCAAGCTGATCCGTTATAATTTTCTGTTTCGTTTACTGCTGCCCCTGGATCAGTTCTACCTCCAAAAACTAAAGCTGCTGTTTGAGTTCCAGCTCCTGCTAGTCTTTTTTTTGCAGTATTTAAATTACCACCTCTTGTCCAAGCTCCTATGTTAGCAAGATATTGAAATTTTAATACAGCATCGGTCGCATTAAACCACACCTGTCCTGTCAACGGATTGTCAGGATCCGTAGTATAATTTTGTATCTTAGTACCGTGTGTTTCTTTGTACTCAGCCATTTAATTTTTAGTCCTCTAATGTTATGTCACCAGGTCTTGAGCTGCTAGCTTTTTCTTCATCAGATAAAGCGTCCCATGCAGTTTGTGCTGCAGTGACCTCAGCGTCAACAATCG